TATCCAAAGCCAAGAACTCTATCTCTTATGCCAAGTGGTGTGAGAGACATGGGTTTCAATACTGCGACAAATTTATTCCCTCTGAATGGTACACATGAAAGAAACAGATCACGTTGGTGAACTTTGGTTCAACACAAAAACAGAAAGACTTCACCAAAGAACTCGTATAGGTTTTGCAAAAACTTTATGGAGAGACATAACACATTTAATAAAAAGGTCTGATGAAAAGTCAGTACAAGAATAAGATAGTTTGCCCTGAGTGCGGTAAAAAAAACTGTGCAGTCTTTGATGATGGACACCACCATTGCTTCACAATGGACTGTGGCTACACCTACTACCCAAACAAAAAAGAAAAGCAAGTGACCAGTAAGATCATTCCTATATACAAACCAAACCCACAGTTACTTAAGGTAACACCGATAGCTTTACCTAAACGTGGAATCACTAAGGAGACTTCAGAACTATTTGGTTATGGTATGTCTGAGTACAGAAGACAGCCAGTACAGGTAGCTACATATAAAGATCAGAAAGGTAATGATGTTGCACAGCACATACGCTTTCAAGATAAAAAGTTTATATGGATAGGAGATATGTCAAAGGTACAGCTATGGGGTCAGCATTTATGGAGACAGCATGGAGGTAATGGTTCTGTCTTCTTAACTGTATGTGAAGGTGAAATAGATTGCATGAGTGCTAGTCAGATACAGGGTAATAAGTTTCCTTGTGTGTCTATACCATCAGGAGTGCAGTCAGCAGCCAAGTATCTAGCAGCAAACTACAAATGGCTTGATAGTTTTTGTCGTATCGTTATCTGCTTTGACAATGATGAGGCAGGAAAAAAAGCAGCAGAGAAATGTATGGAGGTTTTGCCAAGAGGTAAGGCAGCTATAGCTAGACTAGATCGTAATGATATAAACGATCATCTTGTATCAGGAGAAAGTGAGTTAGTCAAAGATAGACTATGGAAAGCTAGACCAGTAAGACCTGACTCTCTTATAAATGCAGCAGACGCTTGGGATTTGTTTACCAAAGAAACAAGTAAACCTGTATCAGACTTTCCATACCCAAAGCTAAACGAATACACGAGAGGTTTGTTTCCTAGTCAGATCTTTACAGTAGCTAGTGCTAGTGGTGCTGGTAAGTCCACAATATGCAGAGAACTATGCCACCACTTCTTAAAAAGAAAACTTAAAGTTGGATACATTGGGTTAGAAGAATCAGTACAAAGAACTCTTCAAGGTCTTGTAGGTATTGACTTGAACATTCCTTTGCACTTAAATGAAGATGGCATAACTAAAGATGATCTGCGGATTGCGTTTGATAACCTCACATCAACACGCAATCTTTTTTTATACAATCACTTTGGTAGTCTTGAGCCTGATGTATTACTAGAACAGATAAGATATTTAGCTACTGTTGATGGAGTAAAGGTAGTCATACTAGATCACATAAGCATAGTCTTGTCTGGTCTTGAACTAGATAATGAACGCAAAGCAATAGATATAATAATGACCAAGCTTAGAAGTTTGAGTGAAGCAACTGGTATAGCTATTGTATTGGTCAGCCATTTACGCAGACCACAAGGACAATCACATGAGTCGGGCAGAGAGGTTGATACTTCAGACTTGAGAGGTAGCCACTCTCTACTTCAACTAAGTGACGTTGTACTTTCAGCCTCTAGAAATCAGACAGGAGATGAAAGCGAAAGGCAAAGACTACAGCTAAAGGTACTAAAGTCTAGACATACTGGTATGACAGGAGAAGTAGATAAATTATTGTACGACCAGAAGACAGGTCGGCTCGTTGTCTATGAGGATTTTATTTAGCTATGACTTTACTTATTGATGCTGATTGGTTGGTGTATTCTTCTTGTTGTGCTTGCGAAGAAGATACACGTTGGAATGAATGGCAACACCAACTTACAAGTGATGCAAGAAATTGTCTAAACATGATAGACAATAGACTAGATGTATATAGAACTATTGCTAGTGGTAAGCATGACATAGTTATGTGCTTTACTTCTTACCCTACATTTAGACATGAGATATTTCCTGAGTACAAGATCAATAGAATAGGTAGAAGAAAACCACTAGCATTTAGAAATGTTATAGAAAAAGTAAAAGAAAAATATGAAAGTATATCTTATGAAAACTTAGAAGGTGATGACGTACTTGGTTTGCTTGCTACCAATGGCAGATACAAAGACCCTATAATAGTTTCAGTTGATAAAGATATGAGAACACTACCATGCAAACTTATAGCTGATGATTCGATAGAACATATAACAAACAAGAAAGCAGACAGGCATTGGTTTGAGATGTCGTTAGCTGGTGATGCTGGTGATGGGATACTAGGTATCAAAGGTATGGGTATGGTTACTGCTTCAAAGACTTTAGCCAATACACCTGATACTAAAGAAGCACTATGGTCTAAGGTACAGGAGACATATACTAAGAAAGGTTACACGATTGCTGATGCTATCTTGAACGCAAGACTAACAAGAATACTGCGAGAGGGAGATTATGATTACAATACAGGTGAAGTAAAACTTTGGAACCCATAAAGAAAACCCCAAGAGGAACCACACCCTTGAGGTTTTCTTAGCGTTGCAACAAGGTAACCACTCCTTGCTATCTATAGACTAACATATAATATAGAGATAGCTCTTTAATTTTTGTGTCTTTACCAGTAATTACTGACGAACTTATACAAGCCTTAGATGCTGTGTTTCCTAACAGACACCCAGACCTATCGCTTTCAGATCGAGAAGTGTGGTATCGTGCAGGGCAGAGGTCTGTTGTTGACTATCTAATCGAACAGCAACTTAGACAAAAAGAAACTATGTTAACTAATAGAGTATTGGAGAACTAGCTATGTGTTTTGGTGGTGGTAGTCCTCAACAACCTAGAGTTGCAAAATATGAAAGTAAGAATGACCCTGTTGTAATTACAGGCGAACAAGAAGGTTTAGAAAAGAAAAAGAAAAAAACTGAAACAGCAGACTCACTTAAGATTGCAAAACAAAAAGAGACTAAAAACTTTTCTAATCCAACTATTGCTACAGCACAAAAGCTAACGCAAACTAAAAAGAAGACTTTAATTTAGTTCATGCTAGTATAAGAAAAAAATAATATACACCTGCCATGTGTTTTGGATCACGACCATCACCCCCACCTGCACCTGCACCCGAACCAGTTGATTCTCCTATAGAAGAAACTGCTGATGCAGTAGTTGTTGGTAAACAAAAAAAGAAACAAGCTGCTGATACAAAAGTTGCTATAGGTAGAAAAATGGGAACTAAATCTTTACAGATACCATTGCTTGATAACCAAAAAGGTGGAGATTTAAACTACCCAACTTAATATGGAATACTCAGCACAAGGCACAACCGCAGCAGGTAGGTATGAAGCACTTGTTAGTAGTAGGTCTGTCTACGATAGAGAAGCAAAAGAATCTTCAAAGCTAACGATACCTAGCTTAATACCAGAACAAACAACTGGTACAAGGGCAAGAATTAAAACACCTTTCCAAGCTACTGGTAGTCGTGGAGTTAATTCTTTATCAAATAAATTATTAATGACTTTGCTTCCTCCAAGCACAGCATTTTTTAAATTAGAAATAGATGCTCTTGAAATAAGAAAACAAGGGCAAGAACAGATGCAGAGTGAAATAGATAAAGGACTACGCACAATAGAAAATGCTTTGATGAATCAGATAGAAATATCTAACGATAGGGTTGCTATGTTTGAAGCTATCAAACATCTAGTAGTATCAGGTAATGTCTTGTTATATCTAACAGATGCAGGTCTTAAAGTATTTCCATTATCTAAGTTTGTTTGTAAGCGTGACGAAGTAGGTAATGTATTAGAAATACTAACTAAAGAAACAATACACCCACAAGCTTTACCTGCTGCCTTTTTAGAACAGATTAAAAAGAAAGAGAACTATGACGCTAAGACAATGACAGATGACCTTGATATATATACACATATAAAAAGGATTAATGATGATGTCTTTTGGTTTCAAGAATGTAAAGGAGAGAAGATACCAAACACAGATGGCAGATCAAGAGTAGATGTAACACCTTGGCTACCTCTTAGATTTATTAGGGTTGATGGTGAAGATTATGGTAGAGGTTATGTTGAAGAGTATCGTGGTGACTTGATTAGTCTTGAGTCTCTGATGCAAGCAATAATCGAAGGTGCTGCTGCTAGTGCGAAGACGCTTTTTTTGGTCAATCCAAATGGGGTTACAAGGGCAGCGACTATTAGCAAAGCACCGAATGGAGCAGTAAGAGAAGGTACAGCAGCAGATATTTCTGTCATGCAAGTTGGTAAAAGTGCAGACTTTTCTGTTGCTTTTAGTGCAATACAAAGAATAGAAGCAAGACTTGAGTTTGCTTTCTTGATGGCAAGATCAGTACAACGTGACGCAGAAAGAGTGACAGCAGCCGAGATAAATCTTATGGCACAAGAACTAGAGAATAGTCTTGGTGGTATCTATAGTATCTTGACCCAAGAGTTTCAACTGCCATATCTAAGAAGACGTATGCACTTGTTGGTAAGACAGGGCAAAGTTCCCAAGCTGCCTGATGAACTGGTCAAACCCAAGATAGTGACAGGACTTCAAGGACTTGGTAGAGGTAATGATAGAAACAAACTAATAGAGTTTATAGGAACTGTAGCTCAAGCATTAGGACCAGATGTAATGAGACAATACGTCAATGTAGATGAAGCGGTTAAAAGACTAGCTACCAGTATCGGTATAGATACTG